TTGCCCCATATCTTTTAGCTTATAGCGGGCAAGGAGTAACCGTAGGAAAAGAATACAACACATTGTTTGGATTACTAAGCGGTACTACTTATGAAACTTTACACGGGTACGTAATACTTCCCGAAATTAGACAAACAGTATTAGCCATCGTAGGATTCTACTTTGGATCATCATCAGTAAAATAAAACATTATGGGATACGGATCAACATATCAATCTGGAAAAAGAAAGAAGAAACCTAAAGCTGCTAAATCAAAAGGCAAAGCAAAAAAAAAATAAGTGCTAATGGCTAAGATTTGCAAAAAGGGAATTGCTTGGGCTCGTCGTACTTTCGACAAGTACCCTAGTGCCTATGCAAATATGGCGGCTAGTAAGTATTGCAAGGACCCGAATTACGCAAAGGGTTCTAAACGGAAAAGCAAAAAATAATTATTATGGCTAAAGGAGTAAAACACTATTTCCGAGATGGATCAAAACACACTGGTGGTATGCACAAGATGCCCAACGGTAGTGTTCATTCCGGCAAAACACATACTAAATCGTCTAGGAAACTATATCACCTAAGCGACTTATCTAAAACAGCTAAGGCTAAAGCTAAGGCTTAATAAATAATGGGTGAGCTTGCAAACTGGAGGAAACAAAACTGGGTACGGATCGGAACTGATGGCAAGATTAAAGGGCCTTGCGGAACTTCAAAGAACAAAAAGAATCCAGATCGCTGCCTTCCGATGGCTAAAGCCAAGAGTCTATCAAAGTCCGAGCGAGCAGCTACAGCCAAGAAAAAGAAAAGAGCCGGAGCCAAAGGAAAACAATTTGTAGCAAATACACCTAGAGCAAAAGTAAGAAGCAAGAAATGAGAAAGGTACATAAAAGTTCAAAAGGAGGATTGACGGCTGCTGGCAGAGCTCACTTCAAAAGAAAGACTGGTGCTAATCTTAAACCACCGGTTACTAAATCCAATCCCAAGGGTAAGGATAAGGCTAGGAAGAAATCATTTTGTGCCAGAATGTCTGGCGTAAAAGGCCCTATGAAAGATAAAAAGGGTCGACCTACTCGTAAAGCACTAGCACTCCGCAGATGGAAGTGTTAACAATTTAATCAATATATATTATGGCAAGACAAAAACAAGGAATTAATTTTAGCTCAGAAGCATCATCTATGAGGGCTAAAGTTCAAGAATGGAAAAAGACAAAACCAACTGCTAAGACTATGTTCAATAATCAAATGGGTGCACTCGGCAGTGAAATAAGAAAAAAGAACAAAGCTAAATTGGATAATGCTATAGCTTCTTGGAAAGCCAAAGACCCAAGAAATCAATCTAGTTCTCCTATACTTTCACCTAAACCGGTTACAACCACAAAAGTAGGTGAAGGAACTGTTCTTAAAAATAAAACACCGGAGTTAACTGCTTCATATAAAGGGGCTTTGGATATAAAAAAGAAACCCAAAACAAGAACAGCAATGAAAGGTAAGATAAGAGGTAGTGCTAGGATTGGTTTTAAGACTAGAGCAAAAGGAACTAATATTGGGGATTTTAAAAGAAAAACAATTAAGTAATAAATGTCTCGTTATTCATCATATGGATCTCTTGATGATCGTGTAGAAGAAGATGGAGATCGTTCGTTCACTGGATTTGCTAATCGGCTTAGGCCGGATCAGTTAGAGCCCGGTGTACTTGCGGATTCACAGAATGCTCGTATAGGAACCAACGGTGAGTGGCAAGTCCGCAAAGGTATCAATGAGTTACTAACACCGGTTGCTATTGGTACAGCATTGAAATTACCTTTTACGCTACCTACACTCGGACAGATAGGAGACGGAACTACTGCGATTCTTGACGATGATGTTGTTGAATTACTATACGGGTCGTGCCCGTTTTCTGATCCCAATATAGGGTTGTCAGAAATAAATCAGTACATTGTTATTGCTACTAATGCAAAAGCATTTGCTCTTAATTTAGGCACTAATAGAAGTATTGATATAGGTTATCCATCCGGAGTAAGCGTATCATCAAGCGTAGAAATGCTACAAGCGTTTAATAAAATAGTTATGTTTCGTGGTAGTAGTGTAGGATTAGAGAACTCTTTAAGGATATCTAACATTAGTGCTGCTGCACTTTCTTCCAATGAGGTTACTGTTACTACATCTAGTAATCATAATTTATCTACCGGAGATGTCGTTACTATATCTAATTTAACGGGAAGTGACTTGGATCCGAATCCCAATCAATCCGGTAAATCAATAACATATATTAGTGCTACTCAATTTAAATACAGTTTAACCGGAGGAAATACTACATATACAGTAACAAGTAACCCGGCGGTTGCTACTGATTTTACAAAGGTTGCTAGCGGAGCATACACTCAACCGACTCCTATTGATGTGACTGATTGTGATGTTGCATCCGGGGTAGCTACTTGTACGGCAAGTACTAGTGATGTAGCTCAACTCGCTGTAGGTGATGAGATTACAGTAAGCGTATTAGATCAAAGTCAGTTTCCATCATTTACTGTAGGTGAAACATTTGCCGTAAGCACAATACCTAGCACTACAAGTTTTACTTTTCTTACAACACATAAGGATCAAATAAATAAAAAGTTTACTTGTGATTTACCTATATCGGTAGCCGGCGGATATATACACCAACCGGCCGCACCCTTTGGCCATTATCATCAAAGGCGTTTAGTACTCCCGTATTCAAACAAACCTACTGGCAGTGCCGGATCCGGAACTTACGAATACCGAAAAATCTTAGACGAAGCAATATTTTCTGATATACTGGACAGTAATACGTATGACCCTATATTTGATCAGTTCAGATTTAATGCCGGTAAGGCTGACAGAATAGTAGGGTTTCATTCTTTTTCTGAAGATACTCTTATTGTTTTTAATAGAAATAGTATTCACCTAGTTACTGATACTACAGTAATAAGGGAAGCTGAAAGTAAACTCCTAACAGAAGAAGTAGGATTAATATCAAAGAACTCTATAGAACAAGTCGGTAACCAGATATTATTTCTTTCAGACAATGGAGTTTATTCTATTGGCTTTATTGAGGGCTATCAACTCCGTGGTCTTGAGGTTCCATTGAGTGAATCAATACAGAAAACTATTGATAGGATTAATAAAGATAATGCACACAAAGCTCAGTCAGCATATTTTGATAACAGATATTACCTAGCCTTACCCTTGGATTCACCGGGGGTAAATGCTACTAGAAATAATGCGATTATTGTTTATAATTTTTTAAACAAACAATGGGAATCAATTGATACGGTTAACAATGCGGATTTTCATATAACAAATATGTTTGTTGCCGGAGAAGGGAATACCCGTGGTGTTTATATTACTAACGATATTGGTGCAATTAATCAAATAGAAGCTAGAGTAGATGGATATGACACACTGGTCACGACAGTCGGTGGTGATGCACAACAAATAGAGGTCAAGGGTTCTGCTACTACTAGACAATTTACATTAGGTACACTTGACAGAAAGAAGTGGAAGTCATTTGAGATGCACGTTGAATCATCGGCGGATAGAACTTCGGACTTTAATATAAGTGCAGAACTAGAAAATCTTGATAGGAATATATCCGTAGGAACATTAAGTACATTTAACGGTGGATCCGTATTGGGAGCTAACAATGATGTTTCTATAAGAGGAAGGTTGGGAAATCCTAGAGCATATGGTGTACAATTTATAATTGACAACACATCTGGAAGACCTAGACTTCGGGCAATCAAAACGGATGGTATTGAATCATTCAGAACAATAGAAAAAGCAGACTAATATGACAACACCTAGAGGAGATGGAGTAATCAACGTAGCGGTTCCCTATGCAAATGGAGGGCAAGTTACATCTACTAACTTAAATGACATCGTGGATGATGCTGAGTTCAACACAAATGCTGTTGACGATAGCTCAGTAGGCATCAATGGATCCGGTAAATTGTTTGTAAAAGATGATGGTATTACCACTGCCCGTATACTTAACTCAAACGTAACTACAGCTAAGATCGCAGATAATGCTGTTACTACAGCTAAGATTTTGGATTCAAATGTTACTACTGCTAAGATTGCGGATTCAAACGTAACACTAGCGAAGGTTGCAAACATTGCTGACGATAGAGTTCTAGGAAACATATCCGGTGGGGCTGCTGCACCTAGCGAATTAACTGCGGCAAATGTGGTAACTATGCTAGGGACTTCTTTGATGAACCCGACCTCAATAAGTGGTTCTACTAACACAGTTGTTTTTTCAAATGGTCTTACTTTAAAATTCGGATCCCATACTACAAGTGGAAGTAGCAGAACCCAAACTCTAAACTTTTCTGATCACGGAGGAAATTTTTCAAATGACTGTATTTACTTTTATCCTTATCTTTTAAACAATGATTCGGGGAATTTTACCAGTACTAGTAATACCTATGTTAGAACTCAAACTGCGTCATCAGCTGTATTTACCGTAACTTCCACTGCAAACAGTCTCGTTTTTAAATTTATAGCAATAGGATATTAATTATGTCAGTACCTACAGCCAGAAAAATAAAATCTAAAGAAGAGCTTAATAAAGTTCTTAGGGCTGCTCGTGCGGATAATCATAATATGCCTACCCCTACGCACGTAATAGAAAAAGACGGGGAGATTGTGGGTTGCTGGGGTTTGGGAAATATACCGTTAGTAACTGTATGGCACAAGGAAGGAAAGCTGGGGCCAAAAGAATCCTTGAACTTAAACTCAACGTTTAAATCAATTATGGATGACAGAGGTAACGGAGTATTCCTTATAGCGTGCAATGAAGATTCACCGTATATGCCATTTATGGAAAGAGTAGGATACGAACCAGTATGGAAAACTAATTTATTATTATCAAAATGAACAAGTTATTAGAATTTTTAAGACCGATAGATACTTTAATATGGAACTACTTTGTAAAAAGTAAGTTCATCCTTTTCTGTGGTGGCGGTAAATCAGCAGATCCAGTATACGTCGAACCGCGTGATATGGGTGAGGATGCTAGAAGTTACCTAGAAACCATAACGGATCCGGAGTTAGTCGGCAAACAATTAAACGCGGAAAAAGAGTTCGGTCCTCAGTTTGATTTAGTAAGCTTATCTAGGACTCAGATTATGCTTGAGGGTATTAAGGATCCAAAGGAATCCCAAGCGTATGGAAGTGCGACTGCAAGAAGAATAGCACTTCAAGCCAAGAAGAAAGCATTACTGGAAGGAAAAGAACGTTTATCTGAAGAAGATATTCAAAAACAAATAGATATACTTCTTCCAGAACCCGAGTACAATCAAAGAAAGTCAAAAGACAGACGTAGGGCTAAAGAGAAATACGACAGCGATAGAGCCGCACTCCTAAAGAATTATACTGAATCCAATGATGTTAACGAGACCGTAAGTGAGATTGACGCAGAGTTAGCTGGGGTTATAGAGACTATTACGCAAATTGAAAATCAACCGGCCCAAAAGGGGTTGATAGAGATGGCCGAGGATACGGCTAAAGCATATGATAAAATCATTGCTGATAGTAACACATTCAAGAGAGAGCGTGACATCCTTGATATGGAGTATTTCGGGCAACAAGCTACTGATGCAACGAGAGCTTCTGATCCTTATTCTACCGGAATAGCTGAAAAAACAACTGAGTTGTCTGATAAGTTAACTGATAGGGCATTAGCCGATACAGAACAATCAGAAGAAAGAATGAAGATGGGTCAGATTGCTGACCGACAAGCAGCACGGATTGATGACCTAGAAAAAATATCTGAGGATCTTAGGACTCCGAAAGAAAACGAGGAGTTAAATAATTTAAAAAACTTACGTGACCAGCAACAAAAAAGCTTGCTAGATCCTTCGTTAGACAAGGCCTTAGATCCTAACCTTTCAAAAGAAAGAAGAGATTTGAGGACAATTGCAGATCAATCAATGCTCGCGGCGGAAGGGCCTACTGGTGTTGCGTTTGATAGACAACAATCCAATCAACAATCTTTAGCGGATATGAGTATGGATTCAGCTACTTCCTCTACAGCAAGGGCTAATAACCCTATGCTTGCCGAAGGTCGTGGTGAGTTGGGATCACTAGCAGACCAAGCACAAGGATTTGCTATGAATCCTACGTCAAACGAAGAGAGAGCACAGCTAGGTGATATGGCACAGCAGTCAAGGGACTTTGCTGATTCCTTAATGGCAGAAGCACAGAACCCAGCGTTGCCGAATGAAGAGAGACAAAGGCTTATTAATATGTCTCAAAATCAAGAGCAACGTGCGAATGAATTATACTCCAGAGCCGGTGATGTAAGTCCAGAACAGCAACAGTTACGTAATCAAGCTACTTCAATGCAACAACGTGCACAAAGCTTATTTGAACAAGCAGAATCAGCACCATCAGCCCAAAAAAGGGAGTTACAAAATGCCGCAAGGGATATGATGGAAAGAGGAAAGGGATTGTTTGAGCAATCAAAAACAACTTCTTTGAAGAGAGCCCAAGCCGGTTCATTAGCACAACTTTCAGCAAAGCAAGCAAAACAATTAACTGCCGATGCTACGGGACCATTGTCTTCACAACGCAGACGATTGGCTGAACAAGCAGCTAGACAGCAAGGATTGCGTACCGGTCGTATTGGTGACAATGCACAGTTAGCTTCTGAGTTATTGAATAGAGAAGAATCAAGGGCGGCTTTACGTGATGAGGCAAGAAAGTCTCGAGATCTTGCGTTCACACAAGCTTCTACGTATGCTACGGATGCAGCAAATGATAGCAATCAATTAAGAACTTCTGCACTCGGATATGAAACTGGTGGGTTTGATAGAGCTCGTGGTGTAGAAAGTGATATCGATGAACAAAAATTAAATTTATTACAAGAAGGTAGACTTTCAGAGGGTCAAGCATTTGATGCGGGACTTGGTATCGAAGGTCAAATTTCTGATCAAGAAACATCTAGAAACGCTGAAGCAAGGGCTACCGCTGGTCAATCATTCGATATGGGTCGAGAGATTCAAACTGACCTAGATGATCTCACAGAAACTAGACGTGATCAAGCACTAGACGCACGGGGTGATGCACGGGATGCTACCACTGATTTAATAACTATAGACAAAGGATTTAGGGACGAATCGGAGGAAAGACAACAAGCTTTACTGGATAGAGATGAGTCACTAAGGAAAGAGGCTCGACTAGACAGAGAAGCGGCTTCATTAGAGCAACGTGGATTATATGAGCAAGCGAAGGGCCTTAGAGAAGAGGCGGACGAAGCCAGAGAAGCTGCTTCTGACGCTGTACAAACTGTTGCAGATATAGATGCAAGTTTCCGTGCAGAGGGTAGGCAGAATATCGGTGATGCTATAGGGCTCGGTGCCGGTCTTGCGGAAGCCGAAGAAAACCTAAGGCAAACAAACTTAGATGAACAAGCAGACATTAGGGGTGAGATATCTGATGCAGAATCTACTGCATTTGCTAATCAAGGTGTTCTTGCTAATTTTGATTCCGCGGTAGATCAAAACAAAATAACTAACGCTTTGGATTCTAGTAAAACATCATTTAATATGAATCAAGCTGTGGGTGATAACAGTATGTTAGCGGGTACATCTACTGCACCTAATATGGGTGCAACCGCTGTAGCCGGAGCACCGGGAGTATCACAAGGTTTTCAACCTTTGTTCCAAGGAGCTATAGGTACTGGGATTAATATAGGCCAAGTGAATAGAGCAAACGAACAAGATTTTGAAAACACTAAAGCAAGAATTGCGGCGGATAACAGAGCATCCAGTCGTTCAACTTTTGGTACGTTGGTCAAGGCGGGTGCTGCAATGCTTCCCATACCCGGAGCATCAAAAGTAACTGAAGGAATAAACTAACAATAACTTTTAAAAAATATGAGAGCACAAATAGGACAAAACGTTGACCCACGATTAGGGGTACTTGATTTCAGCCCACAAGCTGATGCGGCACGGACTGATGCGGCTAGTAGAATTGCATTGGGTTCCGCTATAGGAGAGGCACTTACTGATTATAAAGCAAGGCGTGATGATGACAAAACAAAGCGTGATTTAGCTAGTAAAATTTCTGGTGGTAAGAGTGCTTTTATGTTGGACTTCTTGGGCCTTGATGACAACGATGATGTTAAGGGTATCTCTTCCGATGAAGTATATGATGTTATTAAAAATGCTAACGCCAAAGAAATAGCTGACTTGTACAAAACATTCTTCTTAGCTGAAAAGAAAGCAGAAGCAGAACTTAAGGCATCACAAGTCAAATCCGGAAAAGTTAATTACGGAAATATAAACTCTATGACTAAGTTCTTTGAAGAAAATGATAACTTAAGTAGGGATACAAAAAACGGATTTATCGTTGATAAAAAGAAGAAAGTAATACCGTTTAATGATCCTAGGATTAAGGAACTTCAAAACGATCCAAGCTTCGATAGGGTTTTCTACGGGTACAAAAATGCACCCAATTATTCAGAAGATGAAGATAATTCTTCTTCAAATAAAAAAATAGAAATACTTTAATAATGGCTGTCAAGAGAGTCAAGTTACCCAATGGTACAGTGCTTCGACTTGATGTCGGAGACGATGTAACTGATGAAGAAATTATCGATTTTGCTTCACAGCAATACGAGAAAGATTTTTATGATTCCTTTGACCAAGAAGATAACTTTGCTGTAGATATAGCCAAGGGATTTTCTTCGGGTGCATTACAAGCTATTGCAAACACAGCCGCTGGTGTGCAGTCCGGTGCAGCTTTTCTGGCCGGTGACGATCCGGACAGCGAGTTCCTACAGAAGTTACAAGATAATGCTTCTAGTATTCGTAGCTGGTCACGAGGTGTAGACAAAAGACTAGGACTGGATGAAGACTTTGCTGAGAGTATTCCCGGACAAGTAATGAAGGGGTTTGGCCAAATGGCAGTACAATTACCAGCAACGGTTGTGGGTGCTGTAGGCGGGTTCGGGTTGGGCGGTCCAGCTGGAAGTGTAGCCGGAGGATTAGCCTTAGGTGGTGGTACGATGATGGCACAGATGCAGACAGAAGCCGTAATGGATGCCGAAAGAACTCTTAATAAAAATCTAGATGAGTTCTCAGAACAAGAAAGAGACCAGACGGCGGTTACTTCATTGTCCTATGGTGCAATCGGTGGTGCCCTTGAATATGCTCCGGTTAGTAAATTTATTCCCAAGCCTCTTAAAAATAAAGTTGTAAAGTTTTTCAGTAAAGGAAAGAAGAGGGGGATGCTCAGTGGTTCTGAAGTCAAGGAGGTTGTTAATTCATTGAAAAAAGATGTTGCCCAAGGTGCTGTACTCGAAGGGTTTACTGAAGCAGCACAAGGACAATTGTTGGATACTTTAGCGGCATCAACATACGATGATGACAGAGATTTAATTTCATTTGACGTTCTTAAGCAAAGAACTACGGAGGCTATAGTCGGTGGTATTGTGGGTGGTGGTACTACTGCTTTTACTGGTACTGTATCACGTGCTGTTGCACCGGAGCAAACCAAGGAAGTGGTTACATCCGGCAATAAAGAGTTCAAGGTACAATTTGATATTATAAATGAAGGGGTAAACACTGACCTAATAAGGCAACCCCAGACACAAAAAATTATAGCCACTAGTCTAGATGAAGCTAATGAGATAGCAAAGGCAATTTTAATGGAGAATCCAAAGGCTGATCTTAAATCAATAAAAGTTTTTTCTCCAGAGGAAGTTGTGGAAGACGCATTGATTCCGGACATTGACCTAGAGGATGAAGTTACTTTTGCTCCTACGGAAACTGTTGGAGTATTCGGGGATGACGTTGACTTGGATTCAATGGATCTTACTCCGCAACAAAAAACAGAGATAGTAGAGGTAAGACAACAGTCAAGAGCTGAAGCCCGTGAAATCTTAACCGCACTAGCGGATCCTACTGCTAACCTTGATCCGGAAGTACTGAGACAAGGCATTGAGGCCCTATCGGATCCGAC